AGAGTTAAAATTTCTTTAGGTTCAACTATTACATCATCTTTAAAACCAGGAAGATATTGTTATGATGTATTATTAGATAGTGGAACAGCAAAAACAAGAGTTGTTGAAGGAAGTGCATTAGTTACTGCTGGAATTACCACTGCATAAAAAACTATGTCAGACATTAGAGTAAGAACCAATTCAGACAATTTAATAAAAGTAAGACTTGGTGCGGATAACGCAAACAGAGTAGTTTCTGCTGTTGCAAATTTAAAAATGAAACTTTCCGATTTGGATGATGTTAACGATTCTTCGGAAATACCAAATAACTCTGTACTTGTCTATAATTCATCAACAGAACAATGGAACCCATATCCATTTATTGATGGCGGTACATATTGATAAATAATTAGAGTTTTCAATTAAATAATGGCTCAACCATCAACTCGTCAGGGATTAATTGATTACTGTTTAAGAAAACTTGGATATCCTGTTTTGGAAATCAATGTCGATGATGACCAAATTGATGATTTGGTGGATGATGCTATTCAATATTTTAACGAAAGGCATTATGATGGTGCGGCAAGAGTATATTTAAAGCACAAACTTCTTCCAGATGAGAAAACTACAGTAAGAACAGGTATCACAAGTTCAACTGCAAATTCTCCAGTTGGAATTACAACAGTTGTATATGAAGAAACAAATAATTTTATTCAACTTCCAGATACAATTATTGGAGTAAATAACGTATTCAAATCAGATGCAAATACTATATCATCTGGTTTGTTTAATATTAAGTATCAAATATTTTTAAATGACTTATATTACTATGGTGCTCTTGATTTATTAAATTATGCAATGGTAAAGACACATTTGGAAGATATTAGTAGAATTATAACTCCAGATGTTCAATTGAGATTTAATAAAAAACAACATAGATTATATCTGGATATTGATTGGGCAATGGTAAATGAAAATAGTTACATTATTGTTGATTGTATTCGAATTGTAGACCCATCAGACTTTTCAGCAATATATAACGACTGGTGGTTGAAAAGATATTTAACAGCAATCATTAAAAGGCAGTGGGGACAAAATTTAATCAAATTTAATGGTGTTCAACTTCCTGGTGGAATTACGATGAATGGTGAAAGAATATTAAATGATGCGATTAGAGAAATTGAAGAACTTGAAAGAGAACTCAAGACAGATTACGAATTACCTCCAATGGATATGATAGGATAATGTCTCCACTAAATCCCTATTTTTTACAAGGTTCTTCAAGTGAACAAAGACTTGTTCAAGATTTAATCAATGAACAATTGAAAATGTATGGGCAAGATGTTGTATATATGCCCAGACAGTTGATTAATGAAAAAACGATTATCAAAGAAGTTTTAGTATCAAAATTTGATGATAGTTTTAGAATTGAAGCATATATTTCAAATTTTAATGGATTTGGAGGACAAGGAGATATTTTATCAAAATTTGGTGTAAAAACGAGTGATGAACTAACTCTTATTATTTCAAAAGAAAGATATGAAGATTTTATATCTCCATTTTTATTAGATGACCAAGACATTAAAGTTGCAACAAGACCACAAGAAGGAGATTTAATTTATCTTCCAATTGATAATGGTCTTTTTGAAATCAAGTATGTTGAAGGAAAAGTTCCATTTTATCAGTTAAACAATCTTTATGTTTATGAATTAAGATGCGAAATCTTTAGATATGAAGATGAACTTATCGATACTAGTATCGACGAAGTTGATAGGTCTGTTCAGGATTTTGGTTATATTCAAACCATTACTATGGTTGGAGATACTGCAACTAGAGCAACTGCAACTATTTCGATTGCTTCTACACTAAACAGGTCAGTTCAATATATTGATTTAATTAATGATGGAACTGGTTATCTATCTACTCCAATAATTCAAATCTCGAAAGCACCAGTAGGTGGAATTGATGCAACCGCTGTTGCCATTATGACTAGTAAAACAGGAAGAACAGGAGATTCGATTGATAAAATTCTCATAGTTAACCCTGGTGTTGGTTATACACAAGTGCCATCAGTTACAATTGTGGGACAATCTGGTTCTGGTGCAATTGCAACTGCTGTGCTTGCTTCTGGAACTTTGGGAATTGTAACTATTACTTCTGGTGGTAGTCAGTATTCATCTCCTCCTGTTGTTTCTATATCCACTGCTCCTTCTGGTGGAGTAAATGCAACAGCAGAAGCAGTCTTAACAGTCACTGGAATCGTAACAGCAATTCGATATACGAATGCTGGTGCTGGTTATACTGTTACTCCAACAATTACACTTACAAGTCCAATTGGAATTTCTACTGGTAATTTTGAGTTCAATGAAATAATCAGAGGTGTTTCTACTGGAACTACTGGATATGTGAAAGATTGGGATGCGGATACAAGAATTCTTAAAGTTTCTATAGTTGGTGGGAACTTTGCTAATGGTGAATTGATAGTTGGTGCAGCAGCAACACATAAAGTATATTCAATTAATACATTTGATGAATATGACCCTTATGCAGAAAATATCGAAATTGAAGATGAAGCAGATGGTATTCTTGACTTTTCGCAAAAGAATCCTTTTGGTGGTTACTAAATAATTAATAAATTATATTGTTATGCTAGGAACTTATAGTTACAATGAAATAATCAGAAAAACCATTATTGCTTTTGGTACACTTTTTAATGAAGTGTATATTAAGCATGAAGAGAAGGATGGTACTGATTATAGTTTTATGAAAGTTCCTATTGCTTATGGTCCAACTCAAAAGTTTTTAGCAAGAGTAGAACAAAAACCAGATTTGAGAAAAAGAGTTGCGATGACTCTTCCTCGAATGTCTTTTGAGATGACGAGTTTAAAATATGATAGTAGCAGAAAAGTTTCTGCTATGCAAACATTTAAGGCAATAAAAACTACTGACAGAACAGAACAAATTAAAGTTTTTATGCCAGTTCCCTATAACATTGGATTTCAACTTAGCATTATGACTAAGTTGAATGATGATATGTTGCAAATTGTAGAACAAATTCTTCCAGCATTTCAACCAAATTTCACATTAACAATTAATTTGATTTCATCAATAGGTGAGAAGAAAGATATTCCAATAACTCTTGAGGGAATTAATATGGAAGATAATTATGAAGGAAATTATACAGAAAGGAGAGCTTTAGTATACACATTAAACTTTACGGCAAAAACATATCTATTTGGTCCAATTGCTGATAGTACAGATGGATTAATCAAAAAAGTTCAAGTTGATTATTATACAAATACAGATACTAAGAATGCGTCAAGACAATTAAGATATACTGCTACTCCAAGAGCAATTAAAGATTATAATAACGACAACACAACAACACTTTCTCAAAACATTGATGATAAAGTAACTGTATTTAATGTTTCCAGTGCTGTCTCATTAGTTGAGGGTTCCTATATTATGATTGGTAATGAAGAAATGTATATTAAAAATATTTCTGATAATATTCTTACTGTATTAAGAGGGCAAGATGGTACATCAATTGAATCTCACAATGAAGGGGATTCAATTGATGCGATTACAGTTGAAGATAATGAATTAGTTGAAATGGATGATGATTTTGGATTTAGTGAATCTCGTTTTGATTTTGGTGATGGTAAGATTTATAGTACAACAAAGGGGATTGATGTATCATTATGAAAAGCAAATTCGAAAATATAGACGAAGCATTAGAAATAGAAGCATCTTCTATATCAAAAGAGATTGTAAAAAAATCAAAGGAAGCAGTAGCAAGACCAACTTTTGGTGAAGAGAGTGATAAGGATTACGAATATACAAGAGGAAATCTATACTCATTAATTGAAAAAGGACAAGAAGCAATTGATAATATTATGGATTTAGCACAACAAAGTGATAGTCCAAGAGCATATGAAGTTGCAGGACAATTAATTAAAAGTGTTGGTGATGTGACAGATAAATTGATTGATTTGCAACACAAAATGAAGAAACTTAAGGAAGAAGATATAAAAGGTCCTTCTACTGTTAATAACTCTGTCTTTATTGGTTCAACAGCAGATCTTCAAAAATTATTGAAGCAAGGTCTAATGGATTCTAAATAGTTAAAAAATTTCTAATGAAAACTTTTCAGGAATTTATTTTAGAATCACATTGCAATGGAACTCCAAAGGGAATGGATTGTCCCTCTCACGGAAGTTCAAAGTGTCCTAAAGTAAAATCACACAAAACAGTCGAAGCAATTGCGACAAAGCATCGTTTGGATGTGTCTTTCATTGAAAATCAACTTAAAATGGGTGTTCCAATCGAACATGAACATACAAAAAATAAAACACTAGCAACTGACATTGCTCTTCAACATCTCGACGAAATTCCAGATTATTATACTCGTCTCAAGAAAATGGAAGCAAGTGCAAAAAAAGAACATAAGAAGTTTAAAGACGTAAAAGAAACAGTTACGATTGAAGACGCAAACGGAAATACATTTTTGGAAATTATTGATTTAATTAAACCAGAAAAAATGAAAGGTGTTAGTGAAGAAACAAAATCTGGTGATTCGTCTCTTCATGATTGGTTTACAAAATCAAGTGGAACAAATCCAAAAACAGGAAAAAAAGTACCAGGATGGCGTCAAATAGGAGGTAAGTTTGCAGGTGCTCCTTGTGCGAAACAACCAGGGCAAACCACAAAACCAAAATGCGGTTCATCAAAAATGGCTGCAAATATGTCCGATGAGGAAGAAGATGCAGCAGCAAGAAGAAAAAGAAAAGAAGATCCAAATCCAGATAGGTCAGGACAAGCAAAAAATGTTAAGACTGAAGAATTTGTAAATGAAGATGCTTGTAAAGAAAAAGTAAAATCTAGATATAAAATTTGGCCTAGTGCTTATGCATCTGGAGCATTAGTCAAATGCCGTAAAGTTGGTGCAGCAAATTGGGGAAATAAAACAAAAAAAGATAACGTAGATGAGGGGTATACAAGGATACAATCTCGTGGGTCTACTTATAGTATTCTGTTAAATTGGAGAGGCAAATACCTTTCAGTTCAAATGTTTTTCCCACAATTTGCTAGACCACCAAAAGATCAGGTCACTTATGAAGTAAGAAAGATATATCCTGGTGCGATTGTATTATCATTCAATCCATCAACAAAAGACCCAACAAAACCATTATTATTTACAGGAGATGAAAATGAATCCAGACGACATTGAACTGGAAAATCTTTCTAAAATTTTTGAATATGAAAGAATCTCCAGAGAACTTGATAGTTGTGATAATGTAGAACTGCTAAAAAATATAGCAAAATGCTATGTAAAACTTTATTTTAAACAACAAGAAACAGTTGCAAATATGGCTATTAATTTATGATTGATAAACATTATAAGGGCAATCCGAACTTAAAAGCGGAAAACGTCCAAATTGAATTTACTACAGACCAAATTCAAGAATACTTAAAATGCAAAAGTGACCCAATCCATTTTGCAAAAAATTATGTAAAAATTGTTTCTTTGGATCATGGATTAGTTCCGTTTGATATGTATGATTTTCAAGAAGAATTGATTACAAATTTTCATGAGAATAGATTCAATATCGCAAAACTACCTAGACAAACAGGAAAATCAACTACCGTTGTATCCTATCTGCTTCATTATGCTCTTTTTAATGATAATATAAGAATCGCAATTCTAGCAAACAAAGCAGAAACAGCAAGAGAACTTTTAGGTAGATTGCAACTGTCTTATGAAAATTTACCAAAATGGTTACAACAAGGTGTTGGGTCTTGGAACAAAGGTTCATTAGAACTTGAAAATGGGTCTAAAATCGTAGCAGCATCTACATCATCATCTGCTGTTCGAGGGAACTCTTTTAATATTATTTTCTTGGACGAATTTGCGTTTATTCCAAATCATATTGCAGAGCAGTTTTTCTCTTCTGTATATCCTACTATTTCTTCAGGACAAAGCACAAAGGTTATTATCATCTCAACTCCCAATGGGATGAATATGTTTTATAAACTTTGGCATGATGCTGAAAGAGGAAAGAATGGTTATGTTCCATTGGAAGTTCATTGGTCTGCAGTTCCTGGTAGAGATGCAGAGTGGAAACGACAAACAATTGCAAATACATCTGAAAGACAATTTACGCAAGAGTTTGAGTGTGAATTCTTGGGGTCTGTTGATACTTTGATTACTCCATCAAAACTTAGAATGATGGTTTATGATGATCCACTCACGAGAAGTAAAGGGATGGATGTTTATGAAGACCCAATAGAAAAGCACACATATTTAATGACTGTTGACGTGTCTCGTGGAATGAGTAATGACTACTCGGCATTTATTGTATTTGATATTAGTCAATTCCCATATAAGGTAGTTGCAAAATATCGAAACAACGAAATCAAGCCTATGCTTTTTCCAAATATTATTCACGAAGTCGCAAAAGCATACAACAAAGCATTTGTTCTTGCTGAAGTGAATGATATTGGAGAGCAAGTATCAAGTATACTTCATTTTGATTTAGAATACGATAACATTTTGATGTGTTCGATGAGAGGAAGAGCAGGTCAAATGGTCGGACAGGGATTTTCTGGAAAGAAAACTCAACTTGGAATTAAAATGTCCAAAACAGTTAAAAAAGTTGGATGTTCTAATTTAAAAACAATCATAGAAGATGACAAACTAGTCATCAAAGATTATGACATTATTAGTGAATTGACTACTTTTATTCAAAAAAGTCAATCCTTTGAAGCAGAAGAGGGTTGCAATGATGACCTTGCAATGTGCCTTGTAATTTTTGCTTGGTTGGTCGTTCAGGATTATTTCAAAGAAATGACGGATAACGATGTCCGCAAAAGAATATACGAAGATCAAAAAGACCAAATCGAACAAGATATGGCTCCATTTGGATTTATGTCTGATGGATTAAGTGAGGAAACATCATTTGTTGATAATGATGGTGATAGATGGCATTTGGATGAGTATGGAGATAGATCTTATATGTGGGAATATCAATAATGAGTTTTGAAGAAGAACTTGAATTGGATAATTTGTTATTTAAAGAAAGAAAATGTAGAACTTGCAAAATAAAAAAAGATTTATTAAATGATTTTTATTTAACTAGAAAAAATAGAAAAGGATTTCCGTCTGCTTATTCATATGAATGCAAAGAGTGTACTGTGAATAGAATTATTAATAGTAGAAAAAAACATTCCCAAAAAGCCATAGATTATCAATATCCAGATTGGTAAATGTTCGTGCATTGTTTCCCCATTTGAAGAATAGCAATTTATAAATACTTCTAGACAAAATGAACTTCTTCACGAGGGGAAAAAGATGGCGTTAAATTTAGTATCACCAGGCGTCAAGACAAGAGAAGTTGACTTAACTGTTGGTGGAATTACCGCATCAAATAATCAAGTTGGAGCTATTGCTGGTCCTTTCCAAAAAGGTCCAGTTAATGTTCCTATTTTAATTGAAACAGAGAATGATTTACTCAACACATTTGGAAAACCAATTTCATCAGACGCACAATATGAATATTGGTTAGGTGCTTCTTCATATCTTTCTTACGGTGGTGTTCTAAGAGTTGTAAGGTGTGATGCAACAAACTTAAATAATTCAAATGCTGGAGTTTCTTCTACATCAGTTACATTAAAAATTAATTCATCAGAAGATTACAATAACAGTCATTCCACTGATACTAGTTGGTATTGGTCTTCAAGAAACCCAGGTTCTTGGGCCAATAATTTAAAGGTTTGTGTAATTGATGCAGCAGCAGATCAAAGAATTGCAATTGGAACTTATGGGTTGAATGTTGGATATGCAGTTACTGCTGCTTTTTCTCAATCGGTTGCTGGTATTGGAACAGTAACAACAGAAACAGGAGTTCTTAAGGGTATTATTACTAAAGTTAATGAAAGTTCAATTGATGTAAAAGTTACTGCAAAATCTTCTGGTGCTGGTTCTACCGTATTTACTGCAACTTCTTACTCTGAAGGAAGTGTAAATGCATTTGGTGCTGGAAATATCAAAATTACAGATAATTCTGGCAATTTTATTAAAATTGAAGAAGCATCGGTTGCAAGATTCTATGGTGTAGTTTCTGCTGGTTCAACAGTAATTAATCCAATAGATGCATCAACAAATCTTCCAACTGCAATTACTGCAGGGCAATTTATTGTTCCAATTACTGGGTCCTCTCTTGCTGAAGGAACCACTTATACTGTAGGAATTGGAACTACAATCAATGGTGTTTCACAAACTGCACTCGGATTAAGTACAGCAGCAAATGGAACAGGAACAGTAGAATTTGTAGTTCTTAATATTGCTGCTAATGGTGAAACAATTCAAGCTCCTTCAGATTGGTACAATCAACAAACTTTGGGGTTAACAAATTCCACTGTTTACTGGAAAAATATTGCACCAAGACCAAAAACTTCTGAGTATGCTTCACAAAGAAATGGAGCAAACGATGAAATTCACGTTGTTGTTGTTGATGATACTGGAGAAGTAACTGGTACTGCTGGAAATATTGTAGAAAAATATACAAATCTTTCTAAAGCATCCGATGGAAAAATTTCACCATCAGAACCAAATTACTATAAAGATATTATTGCTGCAAATTCACAATATATTTTCCCTGGATTTGCCCCAGTTGGTGGTCCTTCAAAATTCGCAACAGTATCGGGAGTTTCATCAGCATCTAACACTACTTGGGGACTAACTGCACAAGGAAATACATTTAATGTAATTGGTGCAACTACTTACAATTTAACTGGTGGTACAGATTACTCTGGAACTGGAAATGTTGGTGGTTATTCAGTTTCTTTAGCAGATGTAATTAGTGGATATAGAAACTTCACAAATCCAGCAGAATACCAAATTAACTTTATAATTGGTGGTCCTTCTGGTGGTGCTTCAATTTATGAATCACAAGCAAAAGCAAATGAATTAATCGCAATTGCAGATAATCGTAAGGACTGTGTTGCTACTATTTCACCTCACAGAGCAGGTGTTGTTGATGTAGCAAACTCTGACACTCAAACTAACAATATTGTTAATTTCTTTGACCCATTATCTTCATCGTCATATGCAGTGTTTGATACTGGATATAAGTACGTTTTTGATAGATTTAACAATCAATTTAGATACATTGCTTGCAATGCTGACATTGCAGGATTGATGGCTAGAACATCAATTAATCAGTATCCTTGGTTCTCACCTGCTGGTGCAAACAGAGGAGCACTTAATAATGCAGTTAAACTTGCATACAATCCATCACAAGCACAAAGAGACCTCCTTTATCCAAAGAGAATTAATCCAATTATCTTCTCTCCTGGTGCTGGTATTATTCTCTTTGGTGATAAGACTGCCCTTTCCTACACCTCGGCATTTGATAGAATTAACGTTCGTCGTTTATTCCTTACACTCGAAGCAACGATTGAAAGAGCAGCAAGAGCACAACTCTTTGAGTTTAATGATACAATCACTAGAGCAAACTTTATTAATATCGTTGATCCTTATCTCCGTGATGTGAAGTCAAAAAGAGGTATCACTGATTTTGTTGTTGTCTGTGATGAGTCAAACAACACTCCAGATATTATTGATTCAAATCAATTCAAGGCTGATATTTATATCAAACCTGCAAGATCAATCAACTTTATTGGATTGACTTTTGTTGCTACTCGCACAGGAGTCAGCTTTGAAGAAATTATCGGTACTGTTTAATTAACGAGGTAAAAAACAATGGCAAATAACGTAACTGGTGGTGGCATTTCACCAAGTGTAAGAACTCTAAATGACTTCAAGAATAGAATTTCTGGAGGTGGAGCAAGACCTAACCTCTTTGAATGTGAGATTAATTTTCCAACTGCTGCTTTTTCTGGTAATGGTGATGATGCAAATGCACTATCAGAAAAAACTAGATTTTTAATTAAAGCAGCTCAATTGCCTGCTTCAACAATCAACGTAATTGATATTCCTTTTAGAGGAAGAAACTTGAAAATTGCAGGTGATAGAACATTTGATCCTTGGACGATTACAGTTATTAATGATGTTGACTTTAAAGTTAGAAATGCTTTTGAGAGATGGATGAACTATATGAATAAGCACGAAGATAATTCAGGAGAACTAAATCCTGTTAATTATCAGAAGGATATGAAGGTTTATCAACTCGGCAAAGCTGGAGTTGATGTCAATATGTCATCTAATGATAAGATGAATATTCTCAAGACTTATTCATTTTATGGTACATTCCCAACTGCTATTAGTGCAATTGACCTTTCATACGATCAGGCAGATACTATTGAAGAATTTACAGTAGATCTTCAAGTTCAATGGTGGGATGCTCTTGATACTAATGGAAATAGCTTACTTGGTTCTGGAACTCAAGAAAGATTTGACGCAAATTCAGTCACTACAGACTACTGATAAATAGTAGAATAAGGACAACAACGTTACTATGGCAAAATTGTTTGGTTTTAAATTTGAAGATAGTAGGGAGAAGCAGTCTACAAAGATTGTTTCTCCCATTCCTCGTAATGATGAAGACAAATCAGACTTTTATATTTCGAGTGGTTTCTACGGTCAATATGTAGATATTGAAGGTGTTTATAAAACTGAAGCAGATTTAATTCGAAGATATCGTGAGATGTCTTTGCATCCAGAATGCGATAGTGCTATTGAGGATGTTGTAAATGAAGCAATTGTATCAGACTTAAATGATTCTCCTGTAGAAATAGATCTTTCAAATCTTCCTGCTTCTGATAAATTAAAAGATATCATCCGAGAAGAATTTAAGTACATTAAGGAAATTATGGACTTCGATAAGAAGTGCCATGAGATTTTTAGAAATTGGTATATTGATGGAAGAATTTATTACCATAAAGTAATTGATTTTAACAACCCCTCTGATGGGATTAAAGAAGTAAGATACATTGATGCATTGAAAATTAAATATGTAAGAAAATTAAAAAAGGACAATAAAGATGCTTTTGGTGCTCAATATAGAAATATTGTAAATGGAAAAAACCAAGTTGATTTTAGTAATCAAGAAGTAGAAGAATTTTATATGTATGACCCAAATGTTGGGTCATCACAAAATGCTACATATCGAGTATCAGATGTAAACAACGTAAAAATTGCAAAGGATGCGATTGTATATGTTACTTCTGGTCTTGTAGATAGAAATAAGCAAACAGTTCTTTCATTTCTCCACAAAGCAATCAAGGCACTCAATCAATTAAGAATGATTGAAGACAGTCTTGTAATTTATAGATTGTCTCGTGCTCCAGAAAGAAGAATTTTCTATATTGATGTGGGCAATTTACCTAAGATTAAAGCAGAGCAATATCTTAGAGATGTGATGAATCGTTACAGAAACAAACTTGTTTATGATGCAAATACTGGTGAAATTCGTGATGATCGTAAATATATGGCAATGCTTGAGGATTTTTGGTTGCCAAGAAGAGAAGGTGGTAGAGGAACAGAAATTACAACCCTACCTGGTGGGCAAAATCTTGGAGAACTTGCTGATATTGAATATTTCCAAAAGAAACTTTATGATTCTTTAGGTGTTCCACCAACAAGACTTGCAGCAGAAGGTGGATTTAATCTTGGACGTTCATCAGAAATTTTAAGAGATGAACTTAAATTTACTCGTTTTGTTGGTAGATTGAGAAAAAGATTTTCTCAAATTTTTATTGATTTACTCAAAACTCAATTAATTCTTAAAAATATTGTAACACTGGAAGATTGGGAGGTATTATCCGACCATATTCAATTTGATTATGTTTATGATAATCATTTTTCTGATTTAAAGAAAAATGAATTGATGAATGATAAGTTGGGTGTTGTTGCTGCAATGGACCCATATCTTGGTCGTTATTTTTCAGCAGAATATGTAAGAAGAGAAATTCTCGGACAAACTGATTCTGAGATAAAAGAAATCAACGCACAAATGAAGAAAGAAATTAAAGATGGAATTATTCCAGACCCAGCAATGATGATGAATCCAATGGGTATGGGTGGTCCACAAGACCAAAACCAAAATGCACTTGGAGCTATGTCTCAAGAACCAGGATTGACTAACACACAAGCAGGTGTTGATTTAGGGTCTGCTGGGGAATTATAAATATTTTTAGTTAAAAACTATTATAACTATGGACGATTTAATGGATATGATTTTGGCTGACGAATCTCCTGCGGAAGTCAGTGATAAAATTAAAGAAATTCTTTTTGCAAAATCAGCAGAAAAAATTAATGTAGTAAGACCAGAAGTTGCTGCAAGTCTTTTTGGTGAAATTGAGGACAATCAAGAATACGAGGATTGATAAGTGGATGACTTTGGAGTAGATTCCAAGGACTTATCTGATTTTTTTACTGCAATAAGTGTAGGAAAACAAAAAAGAAAAAAAGAATTGGATGAAGCAGTAGGAGATGCTGTTGATGATTTCTTTTCAACGATAAGTACTGGAAAAAAAGTTATTAAAGAAAAGAAAGAAACCCTTGTTGGAAATTCTTTTGATGAACTTTTTTTATCTCCACTAAAAGAGGAGATTACTCCAAAGAAAAAGAAAAAAATACAAGAACAAAAAACAGTTAAGGCATTTGAGAATTGGTTATATTCAGAGACACCAAAAAAACAAGAACAAGTAATTGAAGAAGTAATTGAAAATTCTTTGGATGAAGTTCTTGAGGTTTTGAAAGAATATAAGGAAGAACTTGAGGGTCCAAAAGAAGAACTGATTGAAAAGTCTTTAGGTCTTCTTGCAGAACCAAGTGATGTTAAGCAACAAAATGACCCATTAACTCCAATCAATCAAAACTTTGCAACACTTGATGATTTACAGAAACATTATAAACTTTTTCTTTCTCGTATTCAACAACAACTTTCTACATTAGGTGGAGGTGGGGAAACTCAATTAAGATACCTTGATGATATTGTAGGTATTGCAACCAATTCAAGTGCCTATAATAGAAAATATTTACAGTGGAACTCTGCAACAAATAGAGCAGAATTCACTGACCCAAGTGATTCAGAAAATACAACAATAGTTTCTGTTACTGGAATCACCACTTATTATGCAGCAAGTAATACTGATGATTATATTGGTGTGAGTGCTGATGTTCCCGTAACAATTCTATTACCAATATCTCCTATTATTGGTAAAAAGATTACTGTAAAAGATGAAGGTAATAAAATATCTACATATAATATCACAGTCACGGTAGGTGCTGGAGTAAGTGTCGAAAACGATACTTCAGTTGTGATGAAAATCAATCATCAAAGTTTTACTTATTTTTACAACGGTTCTAACTGGTTCTTAGTATAATGTCTTATAATCCCCTTCCACAACCAGCATCTATAGGATTTGGAACATTTGGTTCTACTGGTATTGTAACAGTCACAGATATTAATCCTCTTCCCACATATCTTCAAAATATAGAAGTAACAGGTAAAGGACGACTTAAAGTATCTACTCCAGAAACTATTTTCTTCAATACATTTCAGTATGGAATTGAGACTGATGTATGGGATACTAGAGTTAGTGTTGGTGCAACAGCATACTGGGATTACACTATAAGTGGTATTGGAATGTCCGTGACCTCTTCTGCAGGTTCAGAAGTCATTCGTCAAACCAAGAATGTGATGAGATATATTCCAGGAAGACCAGCAGAACTTGCTTTTGCCGTCAGATTAGAACCACCAAAATCTGGTGTCCGTAGAAGATTTGGTTTATTTGATGGGCAAGATGGTTTTTATTTTGAGGATGATGGTGGTGATTATGCTTGTGTTATAATCAATAGTGATGGTGCTAGTGGCATTATTACAGAAAGATATACTCGTTCAGAATGGAATGGGGATAAATTAGATGGTAATGGACCAAGTGGTATTGTTGCTTCTCCATCTGCACAGCAAATGATTGTTATGGAGTATGAGTGGTATGGTGCAGGGCAGATTAAATTTCACTTTGAGATAAATGGAAAAGTACATAATATTCATACAATCAATACTGGAAACAGACTTCCTTACCCTTGGTGTAAAACTCCTTTTCTTCCAATTCGTTTAGAACTTAAGAACACTACAGGTGTTTCTACTGGTCCTCATTATTTGTATCAGGGTTCTAATTCTTTAGTTTCTGAGGGATTTACCGATAAGTCTGGTATTGCACAGAATGTCGGAACTGCAGTCACTGGTAAAATTCTACCAGTAGCACAAACTTATTATCCACTTCTTTCAATTCGTCTGAAACCAACTGCACTTACGGGTGTAGTTCTTCCAACATTCTTCCAGGCAGCAAGTTTATATCAAGCAAGTCCAAGTCAAAATGCAACAGTTATTAGTTTAGCATATAAACTTATCAGAAATGCTAACTTGACTGGCGGAACTTGGGTTGATATGCCTGATGAAAATGCTTTTACACAATACAATAGAACTACTACTGGAATTGGAACAGCAGGTATTGATTTGGATAGTGGATTTATTATTGGAGGAAATAGTGGTACGGGTGTTCGTTTGGATAAGGATACTCAATATCAAATTGGTAGAAGTGGTATAGGAACCATTAGTGATACTCTTACTCTTGCAGTTGCAGTTTTGGATACTGGTGTTACTGGTGCAGTTGCTTATGGTTCGATGACTTGGATTGAGCAAAGATAAAATACTAAATAACTAATATTGTCCCAATTATTACAATGTCGGTATATAAGATAGTACAAAAAATTACACCATTGACGATGACTGGTGCAGCAGTAACCAGTAATCCAATTGCTTTGAGGTCTGGTTTTTTGAGAATTGTTCCAGAACAAGATGCTTATGTTGAGGTTGCTCCAACTCCAACGATTAGTACTACTACAAGTGCTAGTATTTTTGTTAAAGCAGGAACTGAACTTATTTTAAAAGAAACAGCAATTACTCAAACTATTGTTGGTGTAACTACTGGCACTACAACTGTCGTGACTTTACTAGAAGGTACTTTTTCGAATTTTTCTGCTGGTGATATTGTTGAACTTACTGGAATTGTTCCAGCAGGTATTAATACAACAGCAGCAACAGTTGCATCAGTAGACGCAACAAATGATGCAGGAACAGGTGGATTCAATCGAGTGATTACTCTTACTTGGAATACTTCAAGTCAAGGTGCTCCAATCACTACTTCCACTGGTGTTTTGAGAAGAGTAACAAAAGTTGCTGCTTATGGAGCAAGTGGAAAACTCCACATCACAGAAATTCAAATCGCAGGTGGTTAATTCAATGAAACTCATCACAGAAGAAATCGAAAAGGTAAAAGTTATTACCGAAGAAAAAAATGGAGTCAAATCTCTTTTTATTGAAGGTATTTTTCTTCAAGCAAATAAACCAAATAGAAACAAACGTCTTTATGAAATGAGAACTCTCGAAAGAGAAGTTAAAAGATATAACGAAAACTTCATTCAAAAAGGTCGTGCTCTTGGAGAACTCGGTCATCCAGATGGACCAACTTTAAATCTAGACAGAGTTTCTCATAAAATTGTTTGTTTAGAGAGAGTTGGAGATAATTTTAAAGGAAGAGCAAAAATTCTTTCCACTCCTATGGGAAAAATTGCGGAATCTCTTCTAGGTGAAGGTGTGATGCTGGGAGTTTCTTCTCGTGGTGTTGGTTCATTAATTCCAACTAACGAGGGTTATTCAGTTGTTGGTGAAGATTTTATGCTTGCGACTGCTGCTGATATTGTTGCCGACCCTTCTGCTCCTGATGCTTTTGTGAACGGAATTATGGAAGGAAAAGAGTGGTGTTGGGAAGGTGGAATTCTCCGTGAAAGAGATGCAGAAGCAGCAAAGAGAAAAATAAACACACTAGTAGATCAAAAACGTTTGGACGAACAGAAAGTTGACCTGTTCCAAAACTTTTTATCAAATCTTTAAATTATAAATAAATACAGATTAAACAATAGGTTAATCGGAGAGATCAAATGTCCCGTGGTAAAAATTTACAAGAAATGGAAACAGGCACTAAACAATCTAAAACTGCTGTAAATGCTGGTGCAAAAGCAGCAGAACCAATGCACAAGTTAACCACAGGTATTCCTGATGGTCAAACTGGTAGTTGGGAAGATCTTGGAGGACCAACTCCAGAGAACTACAAACCAGATGATGATTCTGCAAAACTTTCAACTCCTGGTGCAACTCTTAAGCAAGTTAAGAATGTTGTAAACAAAGGTGCAAAAGCAGCAGATGCTATGAAGTCTCTTGCCAAAGAATCAGTCGAAGAAGATGAGGATGAAGAACTCATCGATGATGAGGCTGAGTATGATGAAGATGAAGTAGTTTCTGAAGCAAAGAAAAAGTCTTCCAAAGGTGAAGATGAAGAAGGTGAAGATGAAGATGAAGAAGGTGAAGATGAAGATAGTGAAGAAGATGATGAAGAGGACAAAAAAGAAAAAGCAATGAAAGAGGCATTTGCCCAAATCGAAGAAGAAATCGAAGAGGACGTAAATGCACTTCTTTCTGGTGAAGAACTCTCCGAAGATTTCAAGGTAAAAGCTAAAACAGTTTTTGAAGCTGCTTTAAATGCAAGAACAGAGCAAATTGAAGAAGCAATTGTTCATCAGTATGAGCAAAAACTTGCTGAAGAAGTAGAAACAATTAGAGAAGAATTAACTGATCGTCTTGATGCATATCTTGAGTATGTATCAGAAGAATGGTTACAAGAAAATGCTCTCGAAGTAGAGCAAGGACTTAAAACTGAAATGACCGAATCATTCCTTGCTGGAATGAAGAGTCTTTTTGAAGATCATTATGTAACAATCCCTGAAGATAGATATGATGTACTTGAGAGTATGGTAGAAAAACTTGATGAAATGGAGAATAAACTCAACGAGCAAATCGAAAAGAATGTTGCTCTGAATAGAAGATTAGCTGAGTCGGTTACTGAAGTAATTTTTGCCGAAGTCTCTGAAGGTCTTGCACTTTCTCAGAAGGATAAACTCGCTTCTCTTGCTGAAAATGTTGAGTTTGATAGTGAGTCAGACTATCGTGAGAAGCTGGTAACGTTAAGGGAATCATATTTCCCCAGAAACGCTGGTACTCAAAGAGACAACTCGGATTATATCGTAGAAGAAACTGATTATTCGCAACCAGTATCTGGTTCGATGTCAAGATATCTCGATACACTCCAAAGAGTTGCTAAAAAGTGATTTTTAAATTATAACAATCAAACTAAAACTTTTTTAAAGAGGTAAAACAAATGCAAATGTTCAACGCAGAACATCTGCAGGAGAAGTGGGCACCACTCCTTGACTATCAGGGACTCGATTCGATCAAAGATTCGCATCGTAGAATGGTAACCGCAGTTCTCCTGGAGAATCAAGAAAAATTCCTTCGTGAGGAAAGAGATTTCCTCGGTGAAGGTTCCACAACTGGTTCAACCAGTAACACTGCTGGTTTCTCTGGTGGTGCAGTAGCAGGTGGTCCAGTAGCAGGTTTCGACCCTGTTCTGATTTCACTCATCCGTCGTTCAATGCCTAACTTGGTCGCATATGACCTCGCAGGTGTTCAACCAATGAACGGTCCTACAGGACTCATCTTCGCAATGCGTTCACGTTATACCAGTCAAACTAATGCTGAAGCATTCTTTGATGAAGTTGATTCACAGTTCTCTGGCAGAAAGGGCAACCAATCCCAGTATGCTGTCAATCCTGGTGTTGAAGCAAACGTAGGTTTCGGTACTACTGCTTCACAAACTGGTAGCAACCCTGGTCTTTTAAATGCTGCTGGTACTTCACAGCAAAGTTATAACGTTGGTGGTGGTATGTCCACTGCTGATGCAGAAATACTTGGTGCATCAGGTCAAGAAAGCTTTAACGAAATGGCATTCTCAATCGAGAAAGTCACCGTTACTGCAAAGTCAAGAGCACTCAAGGCTGAATACTCACTGGAACTCGCACAAGACCTCAAGGCAATCCACGGTCTGAATGCTGAAGCGGAATTAGCAAACATTCTCTCAACAGAGATTCTTGCTGAAATCAACCGTGAAGTTATTCGTACTATCTACAAGACTGCTGAATCTGGTGCTCAGTTCAACACTGCTACTGCTGGTACTTTTGACCTCGACATCGACTCCAACGGTCGTTGGTCGGTTGAGAAGTTCAAGGGTCTTATCTTCCAAATCGAGCGTGATGCTAACGCAATCGCACAAAGAACTCGTCGTGGAAAGGGCAACATCATCATGTGTTCTTCGGATGTTGCTTCTGCACTTTCAATGGCTGGTCTCCTTGACTACACTCCTGCACTCAATGCAAACCTTAACGTAGATGATACTGGCAATACTTTTGCTGGTGTTCTCAACGGTAAGTATAAAGTTTACATCGACCCATATTCGGGTGGTGCTGGCAACCCAGCAACTGGTGCAACTGGTGGTCAATACTACGTTGTCGGTTATAAGGGTTCTTCCCCTTATGATGCAGGTCTCTTCTATTGTCCTTATGTTCCTCTCCAAATGGTTCGTGCCGTTGGTGAGAACACCTTCCAACCAAAAATTGGATTCAAGACCCGTTATGGTCTTGTTGCCAACCCATTTGCAGAAGGTAAGTCGTCTGGTGTTGAGACCAACCTTGGTCGTATTCAGACCAACTCAAACCGTTACTACAGAAGAGTACAAGTCCAAAATCTTATGTGAGTTTCTTTTCACATTTTTCGAGGGTCCGAAAGGACCCTTTTTTTATGCCTATAAATAAAAATAAAAATGGCTTCACCCTCGTTATCAAATCAAATTGGAAACAAAAATTACTTATCTCCATTAGGATTTAAGTTTGTTCTATCAAAATATCCAAAAATTGATTTCTTTTCCAATTCAGCAGAAATACCTGGAATTAATCTTGGGGTAGCAGTTCAACCAACTTACTTGAAGGATATTCCAATTCCTGGTGACAAAATTACCTATGATGATTTTAATTTAAAATTTTTTGTTGATGAAAATTTAGAAAATTATCTTCAAGTTCATAACTGGATAAGAGGTCTTGGATATCCAGAAAGTGTTGCTGAATATCAAGAATTTCTCAATCAAGACCCATACAATCCAGGAGTTCAAGACGCATCTGCGGGTCAATCTGATGGAAGTTTAATCATTTACAACAGCAATTATAATCCAGTAGCAACAGTTAGTTTTAAAGGTTTATTTCCAACATCACTTTCTACAATTAATTTTGATGCCACTAACACTGAAGTCCAATATGTTACGGCTCAAGTAAATTTCAAGTATACTTTATATGATATAACAACTTATTGAAATTATGAACCTTGATGAAATTCAATCATTATGGGAGCAAGATTCGATTATAGACCAAGACAATTTACACGATGAGTCTATTAAAATACCTGCTCTTCATGCAAAATATTATAAAATTTACAATAACATTCTTCTTCTTCGAAAACTAGAAGAAAATAAATATAAGATTTTAAAAAAAGAAAAATGGATGTATTACTCTGGTAAAGCAGAACCAGATGTATATAAAGAAAATCCATTCGACCATAAGGTCTTAAAACCAGATATAGATAAGTATATGGATGCTGATGAAGACTTAATTAAGTCAGCATCCAAAATAGATTACTACCAAACAATGCTTAGTTATTTGGAAAGTATATTAAAGACAATCTTAAATAGAACTTACCAAATAAAAAATGCTATTGAATATATGAGATTTACGGCAGGATATGGCTAATATTATTATAAATAATATGGGATGGAAATATGTTTTATGTCTGTTATATACAAAATAACAAATACTTTAAATCAAAAATTTTATATAGGATTCACAAGTCAAAAAAATCCAAAATGTAGATTTAATCAGCATTTGTCAACTGCTCGTTCAAAGAAAAAAAATAATCAACCAATTATTAAAGCAATAAGAAAATATGGTGAAGAAAATTTTTCTTTTGAAATTATATTGGAAGGTGAAGAAATATTTTTATTAAATGTGGAAGAACCAAGATTAATTAAAGAATTGAATCCAGAATATAATGCGACTTTTGGTGGTGAAGGGACTTTGGGATATAAGCACACAAAGGAAACAAAAATGAAATGTGCCTTATCTATGTTAGGAAAAAAAGAAAGTGAAGAGCATAAAAAATGGAGAAGTAGAAAAGTAAAAGATGGATGGAAAAATCAAACCAAAGAGAAAAAAATACAAATATCAAATAAAAAATTAGAATCTAATAGTCAAAAAATTCAAATTGAAGTTGAAGGAATAAAATTTAAAAGTATAAATGAAGCTGCCAGATGGGCAGTAGATAAATACAGTATAGGACGAAATACTGCAATAAGATATATTAAAGAAGGTCGTTCATTTTCTAATAAAAAATTATTGAATTATAATTATAATGGAACATATAAAGGGTCAAAATATCTCTAGCAGTCATATAATCATCAAAAAGAAAAATGAAATTTATTTAGAAGTTATTTGTAGTGAAGAATACATAAGATGCGAATTGAGAGATTATTTTAAATTTGAAGTTCCAAATGCCCGTTTTATGCCCCAATATCGCAGTAAATATTGGAATGGAGAAATTCATTTATTTGATACGAGGGACAATACAATCTATGTTGGTCTTTTGGATAAACTAGTTGCTTGGGCTAAAAACTGTGAATATACAGTAGAGTTTAAAGACAATAAGTTTTATGGTTCTCCATTTGAGGAGAATGAGATGATTTCTATGGAAGGTGTCTCTGATTATATGAAAAGTATATCAAGACACGAACCAAGAGATTATCAAATAACTGCTGTGTATGATGCTTTAAGGTATAATCGTAAACTTTTAATTTCTCCAACTGCTTCTGGTAAGTCTTTGATGATTTACTCAATTGTTAGATATTTTGTAGAAAAAGAACATAATATTTTACTGATTGTTCCTACTACTTCATTAGTAGAACAAATGTATAAAGACTTTGATGATTATGGGTGGAATGCCGAAGAGTATTGTCATAAGATTTACTCTGGTAAAGAAAAGACTACAAATAAAAATGTAGTGATTACAACCTGGCAATCAATTTATAATCTTCCTAGGTCTTTCTTTGAGAAATTTGATGTAGTGATTGGAGATGAGGCACACCAATTTAAGTCTAAGTCTTTGGTTGGTATTATGACGAAAATGGATAACGCAAAGTATCGTTTTGGGTTCACAGGTACTTTGGATGGTTCGCAGACTCACAAGTGGGTTCTAGAAGGTTTATTCGGTCCCTCATACAAGGTTACACAGACAAAAGAACTGATTGAAAAAGGTTATTTGTCAAAACTACAAATTAAAGTTCTGTTATTGAAACATAACGAACATCAATTTAATGAATATGAAGATGAAATACAATATTTAATCTCTCACGATAAAAGAAATAAGTTTATTAAAAACTTATCTTTAGATTTAAAAGGAAATACTTTAATTCTTTATAGTCGTGTTGAAACTCACGGACAACCTTTATATGAGATGATAAATAGTTCAGCAGCAAAAGATAGAAAAATATTTTTTGTCTACGGTGGTGTGGATGCTGAAGAAAGAGAAAAGGTAAGGGAAATTACCGAAAAAGAAAACGATGCGATTATTGTTGCATCTTATGGAACATTTAGTACTGGCATTAATATTAAAAATCTTCATAATATTGTCTTTGCTAGTCCAAGTAAATCAAGAGTAAGAAATTTACAATCTATAGGTAGAATTCTTCGTAAAGGAGAAAATAAGAATAAAGCAATTCTTTATGATATTGCAGACGATATTACTTACAAATCAAAAAAGAATTACACTTTAAATCATTTAATTGAAAGAATTAAGATTTATAATGAAGAAAAGTTTAATTATGAAATTATACAACTAGACTTTAAGAAATAAATGGAAGAAGATTTTTATGCTATCATTAAATTAGTATCAGGTGAGGAAATACTTTCAAAAGTTTGTCCTTGTGATGAAGACGATAGGATTGTGTTAATTTTAGATAATCCTATTACTATGGAATCCATAACTATTCGTCAACTTGGAATATCAACTATCAAAGTAAGTCCTTGGATAAAGTTTGCTGATGACAGTATGTTTGTGATGGATATGGAAAAAGTTATAACGATGACTGAAATAACGGATGAAGATTTAATTAAAATGCATCAAAAGTTTGTTAGAGAGAAGAATAAAAAATCCAATAAAAGTGAACTGACTTCTAAAATGGGTTACTTATCCTCAATTGCTGATGCCAGAATATCTTTAGAGAAACTCTACAAATCTATTTAAAGATATAACTTATCTTCAACCCTAACAGAGTGATTATAGACACATTCTTTATAGTTGTCAACTATTGCTATTATGTGTTATAATAAGGAAAAGTAATCAGTTATGTTAAATTCAAAAATGAATAAAGTAAAGAAAAATCCACATTATGTAAATAATAAAGATTTTCACGATGCTTTGATAAATTATAAAATTAAAGTCAATCAAGCAAAGGAAAAGGGATTACCAAATCCGATTATTCCCAATTATCTTGGTGACTGTTTTTTGAAAATTGCTACACATTTATCATATCGTCCAAACTTTGTGAACTATATGTTTCGTGAAGATATGATTTCTGATGGGGTTGAAAATTGCGTTCAGTATATTAATAACTTTGATGTAGAACGTACTAATCCATTTGCGTATTTTACACAGATTGTCTATTATGCATTCTTACGTCGTATTCAAAAAGAAAAAAGACAGATGGAAATCAAAGAAAAAATTCTTGAAAAGAGTGGATTCGACCAAGTTTTTTCTGTAGATGGTGATGCATTTAGTTCTTCTGATTACAATACGATTAAAGAAAATATTCAAATTAAACTATATCAATGAAAATTGGATTAATTACAGATACTCATTATAATTTTAGAAAGGCAAATAAACCATTTCACGAATATTTTGCTAAATTTTATGATGAAATCTTTTTTCCTACATTAAAGAAAAACAAAATCAAAACAGTCATTCATTTGGGTGATGCTTTTGATAGTCGTAAGGGTGTGGATTATTGGGCTCTCGATTGGGCAAAAGAAAATGTTTATGATAGATTTCAAGATTTAGGAATTACTGTTTATAATATTGTAGGAAATCATGATGCTTATTATAAAAATAGTAATGAAATTAATTCAATAGATACACTTCTTCAACAATATTTTAATGTGGTTCGAGTTTCAAAACCAACAGAATATATCATTGAAGGAATGAAAACAGTTCTTCTTCCTTGGATATGTACTGATAATGAAAAAGAAACTTTTGAACTTCTTGGAGAAACAGAAGCAAAAGTAGTTTTCGGTCATCTTGAACTGAATGGATTTACAGTTTATCCAGGACACGTTCATACAGAAGGACTAGATAAAAAAGTATTTCAAAAGTTTGATAGAGTTTATTCTGGACATTATCATACTCGTAGTGATGATGGCAAAATCTTTTATCTTGGAAATCCATACCAAATGTTTTGGAATGATGTAAATGATAAAAGAGGATTTCATATTTTTGATACAGATGATTATAAACTAGATTATTATCAAAATCCTCATACGATGTTTGAGAGAATTTATTACGAAAATAATAATCCAAAGGATTTTGACGCATCACATTTGACCGATAAAATGGTTAAAATTGTTGTTCGTCAAAGAGATGATTATAAGATGTTTGATAAGTTTGTAGATTCAATAGTTAAAGTAAATCCATTAGAACTTAAAATTATTGAGAATATTGATGTCTATGATGAAGATGTAAATTGTGATGAAATTCCAACAGAGGATACGTTAAGTATTTTGGATAAATATGTGGAAGAGTCTGAGTTTGAATTAGACAAAAATACGATTAAAAAACTCTTACGGGAATTTTATAAAGAAGCATTGGAAGTAGAATAATGTTTTTACTCACTATCGCAGAAAAAGAAGAAGAAGGAGCATACGCAGTAGCCGATGAGAATGGTGAAAAAATATTGTATTTTTTTGAAGAAGAAGACGATGCGGAAAGATATGCTGGTCTTCTTCTGGCGGAAGATTATCCAGAAATGACGATAGTGGAAGTTGATGATGAAATGTCAATAAAAACTTGTGAGATGTATGGATATAATTATGTTATAATTACCTCAAATGAATTTGTGATACCACCAAGAGATTATGATACTATTCAAACAAATCGCATATCGTAATTTTCTTTCTTCTGGAAATCAACCGACAGAAATAAAATTTACAGATACGCAAACTACTTTAATTGTCGGTGCTAATGGTTCAGGAAAGAGCACTATGCTTGATGCTCTTTGTTTTGGATTATTTAATAAAGCATTTCGTAAAATTAATAAATCTCAATTAATCAATTCAACCAACGAAAAGGAATGTTTGGTTGAGATTGATTTTAGTATTGGAACAAAAGAATATAAAGTTAAAAGAGGAATTAAACCAAATATTTTTGAGATTTGGATTGATGGTGTTTTGCAAAATCAAGCAGCAGCATCTACAGACCAACAAAAACAATTAGAAGATGCTATTCTAAAATTGAACTATAAGTCATTTACTCAGATTGTAATTTTGGGTAGTGCTTCGTTTGTACCTTTTATGCAGTTGTCTACGGCAAATCGTAGAGAAGTTGTGGAAGATTTATTGGATATTAAAATCTTTTCTGCAATGAATGCAGTAATTAAAGATAGAATTAAAAATACAAATGATAAAATTAAAGAACTTTCTTTGAAGCAATCGATGACCGAGGAAAAGGTCGAGATGCAAAAAGAGTTTATTGAGAGTATTGAAAAAAGTGGTAAAGAAAATATAGAAAAGAAAAAAGATAAAATCACTTCTATTGCCACTTATATTGACCAATTAACAGCAGAGAACGTACAGAAGTTGGAGGAAGTATCAAATACTCTTCAACCCCAATTAGAGAACCTTTTGGACGCATCTAAGAAACTGAAACAACTTTCCAATTTAAAGGGTAAGATTTCTGAGAAAGTATCAAGTATTACAGAGCAGCATAAATTTTTTATTAATAATTCGGTATGCCCTACTTGCACACAAACTATTGAGGATGAATTTCGATTAAATAAAGTAAGTGAAGCTGAATCCAAGGCAAAAGAACTTCAGCAAGGTTATAATGAACTAAAAGATGCAATTCAACAGGAGGAAAAAAGAGAAAGTGAATTTAATGTCGTTTCAAAAGAGATTAGTTCGTTAAACAATGAAATTTCTAACAACAATGTTAAAATTTCCCAACTTAATAAACAATCAAAAGACTTGGAACAGGAAATTCAAGACATTACCAATAAAATTAAAAATAGAAATGTTGAACGAAAAGTATTAATAGGATTGGAAGAAACTTTGGATTTAATCCAAACGGAGAAAGCAAGGAATAAGGAAGATATTTCTTATTTTGATTTCGCACATTCTTTGATGAAAGACGGTGGAATTAAAGGTAAAATCATTAAAAAATATCTTCCTCTTATGAATCAGCAGATTAATAAGTATCTGCAAATGATGGACTTTTATATCAATTTTACTCTTGATGAAGAATTTAATGAAAAAATTAAATCTCCTATTCATGAAGATTTTACATATGAAAGTTTTAGTGAGGGAGAAAAAATGAGAATCAATCTTGCAATTTTGTTTACTTGGAGAGAAATTGCAAGAATGAAAAATTCAGTCAATACCAATCTTCTTATTTTGGATGAAGTGTTTGATAGTTCTTTGGATTTTATGGGAACAGACTATTTTACAAAAATTATTAAGTATGTTATAAAAGATACTAATATATTTGTAATTTCGCATAAGACAGACGAATTGATTGATAAATTTGACAAAGTTATAAAGTTTGATAAAATTAAAGGATTTAGTAAGGTAGTATTATGATTGGAATTGTGGGTAATGGATTTGTTGGAAATGCAGTTTATCAAAATTTAAGAGATAAGATAACTTGTAAAGTTTTTGATGTTGATAAAAATAAATCATTTAACACATTAAATGAAGTATTGGAACAAACATTTATTTTTGTTTGTTTACCGACTCCAATGAAATCGACAGGAGAATGTGACCTTTCAATTTTAAATAGTTTTTTTGAAAATTTGCCAAAAGTTGTTGATGGTATCTTTGTTATTAAATCGACGGTTCCAATTGGAACAACTAAAAAGTATTCTAAAAAATATAAAGTAATTCATAATCCAGAATTTTTAACTGCTAGAAATGCTGTTGAAGATTTTAGAAATTCTGAAAGAAATGTTGTTGGTGGAGATAAAAATCTTTGTCATCAGTTTGCAAATTTCTTTAAAACTATATTTCCAGAAATTCCAAGTGTTATAACTAGTTCCGATGAAAGTGAAGCAATTAAATATTTTGCAAATAGTTTTCTTGCTTGTAAAGTAGCATACTTCAATAAAATGTATGACCTATGTGAAGCAGTAGGTATGAACTATAATATTGTTTGCGATGGTGTTACCTCTGATAGTCGAATTGGAAAATCTCATACACAAGTTCCTGGTATTGATAATGATCGTGGATTTGGAGGAACCTGCTTTCCCAAAGATTTGAATTCTCTGATAGTTCAGATGGAAACGCATGGGGTGGATGCAGATATGCTAAAATCAGTTTGGTCTTATAATCAAAAAGTTCGAACAATCATGGATTGGTCCGTTACTTAAAATGATTGACTAACCTTTGGAACTTTGGTATGATTGATTGAGGTAAATGTGCCTTTTATGACTTACTCTGAATTTACTATTACTATGCCTGACACAAATGCTAATGGTTTTTGGAAATACAATGAAGATAAAATCCTGAAACAACTTGAAGAATATATTGCTGGTACTTATGGTCAACACTATGTTGATAGAACTGGTGGTGGAACAGAACAAACACTTGATAAGATTAAACACAATCGTCGTGAAGGATTTTGTGCTGGTAACATAACCAAGTATACTGACCGTTATGATACCAAAGGAACGCCACGAGCAGACTTGTTTAAAGTTTTGCACTATACTATTCTTTTGATTAATCATCTAAATCTCGTTGAAAACAAGTGAAATTAAAACCTCAAACTATGAAACTTTCTGAGTCTACTATTACCATTCTAAAAAACTTTGCTTCAATCAATCAATCTATTTTGGTTAAGGAAGGTTCTAAACTTCGCACTATTTCTGTGATGAAAAATATTCTTGCTGAAGCAGAAATCAAAGAAGAATTCGCAAAAGATTTTGCGATTTATGACCTCAATCAATTTCTAAATGGATTGGGACTACATCAAGACCCAGACCTTGATTTTGAAAATGATTCACACGTAATTATTCGTGAAGGAAAACGTCGTGTGAAGTATTTCTTTGCTGACCCAGAAGTGATTGTATCACCACCAGAAAAAGAAATTTCACTTCCTTCTAGTGATGTTTGCTTTCAACTAGAACACTCGCAACTCGATAAACTCATTAAAGCAGCAGCAGTTTATCAACTTCCAGACCTTTCTGCTGTTGGTGAAGCAGGTGTGATTCGTTTGGTTGTTCGTGATAAGAAGAATGATACTTCTAATGAATACTCTATTGTGGTTGGTGAGACAGATAAAGAGTTTACTTTCAACTTTAAGGTTGAGAACATTAAAATTATTCCTGGTTCTTATGACGTGGTTGTGTCAGAAAAACTTCTGTCCAAGTTCACGAACGAACGTTATAATTTGACCTATTATATTGCTTTGGAACCAGACTCCAATTTTTCTTGATTTTTTATTTTATATTATGAATATTTTTGTGACTGATGAGTGTCCTGTGCTTTCTGCTGTGTCACTCCCAGACAAGCATATTGTAAAAATGCCTCTAGAAACTTGCCAAATGATTTCCGTCATCTACTCCAAGTGGTATCATAATTGGGGTACTATTCCTAAAAAGGATGGAACCCCTTATAGTACTGAAAAGGGAGCATTCCGAAATCATCCTTGCACTGTTTGGGCAGCAGAGAGTTATGAAAACCTTGCCTGGTTAATTCGGCATGGTTATGCTCTCTGTAATGAGTATCGGCATCGTTATGGTAAAGTGCATTCTTGCTTTGATAGTCTTCAAGAAGCAGAAGTTATCTTTCTTTATAACTCACAAGAAAGTCTTCAAATTTATAAGAATGTAAAATCTTTTACTCGTGCTATGCCTGATGAATATAAATTTGATGCTAGTATTGATACTCCAACAGCATATCAAAAATATATTGCATCTAAACCTTGGGTAAAGGACAATTACCTAAAACTTCCTAATAGAATGCCAAATTGGATTTATGAATATGCGTGATGATTTTATTTGGGTCGAGAAATATCGACCAAAGACTATTGAAGATTGTATTCTTCCAGAAAATATTAAGAAAACATTTAGTGATTTTCTTAATAAGGGTGAAATTCCAAATTTGCTTCTTGCTGGTCCTCCTGGAGTAGGAAAGACTACAGTAGCAAAGGCATTATGTAATGAGTTAGGAGTAGATTATTATGTCATTAACGGATCTGACGAAGGACGATTTTTGGACACGGTACGGAACCAAGCAAAGAACTTTGCTTCGACCGTTTCACTTCAAGGAACTGGTAAACATAAAGTCATCATTATTGATGAAGCAGATAACACAGGAAACGACGTACAACTCCTTCTACGGGCTAATATTGAGACGTTTTATAACAACTGTAGATTCATTTTCACCTGCAACTATAAAAACAAAATCATCGAACCTCTCCATTCCAGATGTGCAGTTGTTGAGTTCAGTATCAAAGGAAAAGAAAAAGCCCAGTTGGCAGGATCCTTCTTCAAGCGTCTTCAAAAAATCTTGGATGAAGAAAGTATTAAATATGATCCAAAAGTCCTTGCGGAATTAATCAATAAGCACTTTCCTGATTGGAGGAGAGTTCTAAATGAGTGCCAAAGGTACTCTGTTAGTGGTGAAATAGATAGTGGTATTCTTGCGTCTTTTTCTGATGTTGCTGTAAATGACCTTATTACTCATCTCAAAAGTAAAAACTTTTCTGAAGTCCGAAAGTGGGTGGTCTCCAACTTGGATAACGACCCTGGTGTCGTTCTTCGCAGGGTTTATGACGCCTGTTATGATTGCCTTTCACCCCAATCTATCCCTGCTGCCGTTCTTATTGTTGCTAAGTACCAATACCAATGTGCGTTCGTGGCTGACCAAGAAATTAACCTCTTAGCAGCATTAACTGAAATTATGTGTGAGTGTTCTTTCAAATGAAAATTGTATTTCAAGATGAAGAACGTTTTAATGATGACCCAGATGCTTGTATTTTTAAAAGATATGGGCAACCGCATTGGTATATTAAAATTCTTAAAAAACCTGGATGGAAACAAAGAGTTCTTAAATCTTTGAACACTTCATATAAAGAAGAAGCAATTAAACAAGCCAAAATTAAATATCAAGAATTAATTGGTACAAATCAAGTTCTTCAAAATTGTTTATTTAATTCCGAAGATATTAAAATTGCAACTTTGAGGAAGGGTCTTGGTAGACTATGTGAAGATAAATTTAAAAATTTAATGATGGTTAAGGGATATCAAGTTTCTAAACCAGTTGAAGATATTTGGGGATTTGATTTTTTGGTCTCCAAAGATGGTAAATTGTGGGATAGAGTACAAGTAAAATCAACATCACAAACTAATAAAATGACTTTTCATCTTGTTACTAATCATAGAGATAAAATTCATTATAAGCAAATAGTAGATTATATGACCTTTATTAGTATTGTGGATGATAAAGTTTGGATGATTCCTGTTGAAAATCTTCCAGATAAAACTGGAATATCATTAACTGAATTAAAAAGAGATTATGAAAAATTTATAGTTGATTATCTTGGAGTGTAGTTTTAAATGAGACCAGAAACTAGAGAAGCAATGGAAATGCTTTTTGCTGCTAAATGGAATCTTCCAAAGGCAGCACAGTATTGCAATCTTACACATAAAGAATGTAAGATTGTGTTTAATGAATATTGTAATTTTCATCCAGCAACTTATAATAATGAAGATTGAATTAAAGGATTGGTTGAATTCAATCAATCAAACTAAAAAAAATATTATGGACGAAGACCCATCCTCCATAAAGGAGTATGCTCCTTATATTATTAATAGATGTTTATCGGGACATATTGATTGTTTGATGTATGCAAATGAGATGAATAAGTTCTCCTCATTGGATAAAAAACTTCAATATGATTTTTTTATAAATATTATCAGGAAAAAGAAGAGATTCTCTCCTTGGTTAAAACAAGAAAAAATCAAAGATCTTGAAGTAGTTAAATCTTACTATGGTTATAGTAATGAGAAAGCAAAACAAACTTTGAATATTCTAACAAAAGAACAACTCGATTTTATAAAATCAAAACTTGAAACTGGAGGAACAAAATGAGTGTTGTTAATGAACCTATTGTGATTTGGACACCAGACCAAATGGTCGAAGTGATTTTGAATGAACCTGATGATTTCTTGAAGGTTCGTGAAACACTCACTCGTATTGGGGTCGCATCACGCAAAGAAAAAAAGATTTACCAATCTTGTCATATTCTTCACAAGCAAGGTAAATATTATCTCGTACACTTTAAGGAATTGTTTGCTCTTGATGGCAAACACGCAAATCTTACGGTAAATGATGTACAACGTCGTAATCGTATTATTCAACTTCTTGCTGATTGGGGATTGATTACAATTGTCAAACCAGAAAAGATTACTGATATTGCCCCTTTAAATCAAATCAAAGTTCTTGCTTATAAGGATAAGGGAGATTGGGTTTTAGAGACTAAGTATAATATTGGTGCTAAGAAAAAACGCACTGAAGAGGAAACCGAATAAAAAAGTGGGGAGAACATCACTCCCCTTTTTTTATGTTATGAATATATAATAATGATGTTGCCTTCGGGGACATTATTAACTTACAGACGCTTTAGGAGGTCTATTATGTTTGGAACAGGAGCAAGTTCAATTACTTATTCAGTACCAGAAACTGCTAAGTATCTATTAGAAATTCAAAAAAATAGTATTGGAATGGATGAGTGGTTTAAAAGGTTTGATACTGCGTTTGAGACGCATACTAACTATCCACCATACAATCTAGTCAAAGAAAGTAGTGTTGATTTTAGATTAGAAATCGCACTTGCTGGATATAAACGAGAAGATATTGAAGTTACTACAGAATGGAATAAACTCTTTGTAGAAGCAAAGAAAACTGGTGATGTTGATGATGAATATCTACATCAGGGATTAGCAAAGAGAGCATTTACTCGTACCTGGACTTTATCTGATGATGTGGTTGTTGGAGATATATCTTATGTTGATGGATTACTTACCATTAAACTAAATAGAGTTATTCCAGAGCATCAGAAGAAGAAGGTATATGAAATCGTATCAAGAGTTCATGAAAATAATTCAGGAAGTGAAGGGTGATTTTGGAACTCAACCATATCACCCAAAAGAAAAATGTTATGGGAATACAGTCTTTTATAAAAGAATAAAGAAAAGAGTGTGTTCTAAAGGAACTGATACTGGTTCTGGTGGAGCAAGTGGTGACTCTGGTGGGGACTAAATATAATTGAATATCGTCGCCGCAGGGGAGCAACTGGCAAAATCCAGTTGACGCTCCCCCATTTTTTTGGTAAAATTACAATAGGTATGTGACTAAAATGGCAGTAAAACTCGCATTATTAAAATCTGGTGAAGATGTAATTGCAGATATTAGAGAAGCAATTTCAGAAGAAACAAATAGGATTGTTTCTTTTATCTTTTCTAATCCCTACGTTGTTAAACTGACTCAACCACAAGTTTTGATGGAAGAATCAGAACAAACAGAAAATAGAGCATACAATATTTCAGTATATCCTTGGATGCCTTTGTCTGATGATACTGATATTGCAATCAATCCAGACTGGGTGGTTACAATTGTAGAACCAGCAGCAACTTTAAAAAAATCTTATGAGGAGAGAATGAATGGAAGAGGAAGAAGTACAAAGAACGATTCAGGTTCTAGTATTAATGAATCAGTTGAATTTAATAACTGAAATTGAAGAAGTATTGGTTGATTTTGGAGAACCAAATTGTAAACTAGTAAAACCATATTTGATTTCTGATGATGGAAATCTTTCTCCTTGGTTGAAAGGAATTACAAATGATGAAGAGATTATGATGAGTTCTGACAAGATTTTAACTCTTGTTGAACCAAATGGAAAATTACTTGATGAATACACTGAACTTGTAAAATGAGATTTTATACCAACGTCTATGAAAAATTTAATAAAATGTTGGTTCGTGGATATGAAGATGGTAGGTATTTTCAAACAGAAGAAGAGTTTCAACCAACTCTTTATGTCACTTCTAAAAAACAAAGTAAATATAAAACTCTTGATGGGTTGAGTGTTGAACCAATTCAACCTGGAAAGATTTCTGATTGTAAGGAATTTTTAAAGAAGTATGAGAATGTAGAAGGATTTACTGTTTATGGTAATGATAATTACAAAGCACAATATATTTCTGAAACCTATCCAGAAGATGAAATTAAGTTTGATATTAAAAAAATTCGTCTTTTAACAATTGACATTGAGGTTGCATCTGAAAACGGATTTCCAAATGTATTTGATTGTGCGGAAGAACTTTTAGCAATCACACTACAAAACTACGCAACAAAAAACATTATTTGTTTTGCTTCTCGTCCTTATGTGAATACTCGTAAGGATGTTGTGTACGTTGAGTGTAGAGATGAAATTGATTTAATTCAACACTTTCTCGCATTTTGGGAAAAAGAAACTCCTGATGTAATTACAGGTTGGAACTGTGAGTTGTATGATATTCCTTATATTGCTGGAAGAATTGATAGAATTCTCGGTGAAAAAGAAGCACGTCGTCTTTCTCCTTGGGGAAATATTCGTAGACGAGAACTTGTAATTAAAGGAAGAGAGCAAATCTCTTATGAGGTTTCTGGAATTTCAATTATTGATTATCTCGACCTTTATAAAAAGTTTACTTATAAGGCACAAGAATCTTATCGTCTAGACCATATTGCAAATGTGGAACTAGGTCAAAAGAAATTGGACCACTCTGAATTCGAGACTTTTAAAGATTTTTACACAAAAGATTGGCAAAAGTTTATTGATTATAATATTCGAGATGTGGAACTTGTAGACCAATTGGAAGATAAGATGAAACTTATCGAACTATGTTTTACGATGGCATATGATGCTAAGGTTAATTTTAACGATGTGTTTTTTCAAGTAAGAACTTGGGACGCAATCATTTATAACTATTTGAAGAAGAGGAATATTGTTATTCCTCCTAAAGACCGTTCAGAAAAAAGTGATAAATTTGCGGGGGCATATGTTAAGGAACCGATTCCTGGGAAGTATGATTGGGTTGTATCTTTTGACCTTAACTCTCTTTACCCTCACCTCATTATGCAATACAACATTTCTCCAGAAACACTCTTGGAAGAAAGACATCCCAGCGCAACTGTTGAAAGGATATTGACTCGAAAAGTTGAATTTGGTGATTATAAAGATTATGCGATATGCCCGAATGGTGCAATGTATCGTAAAGACGTTCGTGGTTTTCTTCCAGAACTAATGGAGAAAATGTATAACGACCGTGTAATCTTTAAGAAAAAGATGTTGGTTGCGAAACAGCAATATGAAAAGACTAAGACAAAAGAATTAGAAAAAGAAATTGCAAGATGCAATAATATCCAAATGGCAAAAAAGATTTCTCTTAATAGTGCTTATGGTGCTATTGGAAATCAATATTTTAGGTATTATAAACTAGCAAATGCCGAAGCAATCACAATGTCAGGACAAGTTTCCATTCGTTGGATTGAAAGTAAAATGAATTCTTATTTAAATAAAATTCTTAAAACAAATGATGTTGACTATGTTATTGCTTCAGATACTGATTCCATCTATCTTAATATGGGTCCTTTTGTCGAGACTGTATACAAAGGAAGAGAAAAAACTACTGAGGAAGTTGTTGGGTTCCTTGATAAGGTCTGTTCGATGGAATTTGAAAAATATATTGAGAGTTCTTACCAAGAACTGGCGGACTATGTGAATGCATACGACCAAAAGATGCAAATGAAACGGGAAAATATTGCCGACCGTGGAATCTGGACTGCCAAGAAACGATATATTCTTAATGTTTGGGATAGTGAAGGTGTTCGTTATGATGAACCTAAATTAAAGATTATGGGACTGGAAGCAGTCAAATCTTCTACTCCTGCTCCTTGTCGTCAAAAGATTAAGGATGCTCTTAAAATTGTGATGACTAAAACAGAAGACGAAATGATTTCTTTTATAGATAATTTCCGTAAAGCATTTAATAAACTTCCTCCAGAAGAAATTTCATTTCCACGTTCAATTAATGACGTAGATAAACATAAATCTTCATCAACTCTTTATAGTAAAGGAACTCCAATTCATGCAAGAGGGGCACTTCTTTATAATCATCTAATTAAAGAAAAGAAGTTAGATAAGAAGTATGCAAAAATTCAAAATGGTGAGAAGATTAAATTTTGTTATTTGAAACTTCCAAATCCAATTCACGAAAACGTAATTTCTTATATTCAAGAATTTCCAAAGGAATTTGGACTAGACAAATACATTGATTATGACCTACAATTCAGTAAAGCATTTTTGGAACCGATGAAAGTTATTCTTGATGCAATTAATTGGAGAGTAGAAAAAACTGTAAACTTAGAATCATTTTTTAACTAATGGACTTTTTAAAAGATATTGTAAAAGAAATCGGTGGAGAATACACACAACTAGCATCGGACATTGACGAGACAGAGACTTATGTTGATACGGGTTCATACATTTTTAATGCACTGGTTTCAGGTAGTGTATTTGGTGGTGTATCTGGGAATAAGATTACTGCTATTGCTGGAGAGTCTTCTACTGGAAAGACTTTTTTCTCTCTCGCCGTGGTTAAGAACTTTCTTGATACTCATCCCGATGGTTACTGTCTCTACTTTGACACTGAGGCTGCTATCACTAAATCTCTTTTAGAATCCCGTGGAATTGATACTTCTCGTCTTGTGGTTGTCAATGTTGTTACTGTTGAAGAGTTTCGTGGAACGGCACTCAAAGCAGTAGATATGTATATGAAAAAACCTGAGGGAGAACGAAATCCTTGTATGTTTGTTCTAGACTCTTTGGGAATGCTTTCTACAAGTAAAGAGATTAATGATGCTTTGAATGATAAAGAAGTTCGTGACATGACCAAATCCCAACTGATTAAAGGTGCATTCCGTATGCTTACTTTGAAACTTGGTCAAGCAAAAATCCCTATGATTGTAACCAATCACACTTATGATGTTATTGGTGCTTATGTTCCTACTAAGGAGATGGGTGGTGGTAGTGGTCTTAAGTATGCTGCTTCTAGTATCATTTACCTTTCAAAGAAAAAGGAAAAGGATGGAACAGAAATCGTTGGAAATATTATCAAGGCAAAGACTGCTAAGTCGCGTTTAAGTAAGGAGAACCAGCAAGTTGAAGTCCGTCTATTTTATGATGAGCGCGGTCTTGATCGCTATTATGGTCTTTTGGAACTCGGGGAACTCGGCGGACTCTGGAAGAATGTTGCGGGACGTTATGAAATGGATGGTAAGAAAATTTATGCCAAACAAATTCTAGCAAATCCAAAAGAGTACTTTACTGAAGAAGTAATGGAAAAACTGGATGTGATTGCTAAAGGTGAATTCTCTTATGGATGAACTTCGAGATTTTATTCATATTTACGAAAATGCTCTTGAACCTGATATATGCAACTTTCTAATTAGTTTATTTGATCAGGTTCCTGACAAACAAGAGCGTCATGATAATGAGGGGAAACCTAATTTTAATCAATTTAATTTCACAGAAAATCGTGAATTAACACCAGAAGTTAATCAAGTTCATAATCACATCATTAAAAAGATTTTTGAGTATCGTGATAAGTATTACGAGTTTGTAGATAAGCGTGTATTTCCTGAAGAACACGCTCTAGAACAATTTCGTATTAAAAAATACGAACCAAATGGTATTGATCAGTTTGATACTCACGTAGATGTGATAGACTATGGGACCGCCCGCAGATTTTTATCGTTTATGTGGTATTTGAATGATGTTGAAAGTGGTGGTCAAACTGTCTTTAAGGATGTTCAAATTCAACCAAAGCAGGGAACCTTAATTATGTTTCCCCCACTCTGGATGTTTCCTCATAAGGGAGAACCTTCTATCAGTGGTCCAAAGTATATTATGAGTGCCTATTTGCATTACAAATAATGGAAAGAATTGAAACTACTATTTTAAGGAACCTTGTATTTAATGAAGATTACTCACGAAAAGTTATACCTTTCATACAACCAGATTATTTTGAGCAAAAGGCGGAGAAGGTCATTTTTGAGGAGATTGTTCAATTCATTGTTAAGTATGGTTCAGCAATCACCATTGAAGCACTCAACATTGAGGTAGAAAATCGCACAGATCTCAATGAAACTGAAGTCAAGGAGATTCGAGAAATCAATGCATCTTTGAACGATGCTATAGTAGATAAGCAATGGATTCTTGACACCACAGAAAAGTGGTGTCGTGATCGTGCCATTTACCTAGCACTTATGGAGTCTATTCATATTGCCGATGGTAATGATGGGAAGAAAAATCGTGATGCTATTCCAAGTATTCTTTCAGATGCTCTAGCAGTATCTTTTGATAATAATATTGGACACGATTATCTTCAAAATTATGGAGAGCGTTATGAATTTTACCACCGTAAAGAAGATAAAATCGAGTTTGACTTGGAATATTTCAACAAAATCACGAAAGGTGGTTTACCTAACAAGACTCTCAATATTGCTCTCGCTGGAACGGGTGTTGGGAAATCGTTGTTCATGTGTCACGTTGCTAGTGCCGCGTTGCTACAGGGTAGGAACGTACTCTACATCACTCTTGAGATGGCGGAAGAACGAATTGCAGAAAGAATTGATGCAAACCTTCTCAATGTCCCGATTCAGCAACTGGTTGATCTCCCACGTTCGGCATTTGAAAATAAAGTAAATAATATTGCAAAGAAGACACAAGGTTCTTTGGTAATCAAAGAATATCCTACCGCTTCTGCACACTCAGGACATTTCAAGGCACTTCTCAATGAACTTGCTCTTAAGAAATCATTTCGACCTGATATTATTTTCATTGACTACCTTAATATTTGTGCTTCCTCTAGGCATAAGGCAAACAGTTCTATCAATTCTTATTCATACATTAAGTCAATTGCAGAGGAACTTCGCGGTTTGGCAGTGGAATTCAATGTTCCCATTGTCTCTGCTACCCAGACTACCCGCAGTGGTTATGGTAATTCTGATGTTGAACTTACTGATACTAGTGAGTCCTTTGGTCTCCCTGCTACTGCTGATCTTATGTTTGCCCTTATTAGCACTGAAGAGTTGGAGGGATTGGGACAGATTATGGTGAAACAATTGAAGAATCGTTATAATGACCCAACAATCTTTAAGCGTTTTATTGTGGGTATTGATCGTGCTAAAATGAGACTGTATGATTGTGAACAGTCAGCACAAAAAGACATACTTGACTCTGGAAACGAAGACGAGTATAATGATTACGAAGACAAGAAACTCAAAAAGTCATTTGAAGGATTTAAATTTTAATGGAAACTAAACACGTTAATTTTGATAAGTACGCTGAGTTTGTAGATGCCGTAACTTCTGACGCATCTAAAGACTTTCTTGCCCTTTCTGATCGCCTGGTTGAACTGGATGAGAAAGGTGCAAATATTGAGCGTCTTCTGACTTCTGCTGTTGGTATTAATGCAGAAGGTGGTGAGTTTATGGAGATTGTTAAGAAGATGGTGTTTCAAGGTAAACCTTATAATGAGGATAATCGTGAGCACCTGATTATTGAACTGGGTGATATTATGTGGTATGTTGCCCAGGCTTGTATGGCACTGGATACTACACTCGATGATGTTGTTGCTCGTAATGTTCAAAAACTTCTCAAGCGTTATCCTGAGGGTGCGTTTGATTCATACTTTTCGGAAAATAGAGCACCTGATGACCGATGACTAAAGATAAAAAAGTAACAATTAAAATGGATGCTCGATCCGCCGCTGCAGTCCGTCAAGTTCTGTTTGAGGCGCAAAAAGGATATACTTATGATGATGTAATTGTTCCTCCTCGTATTTCTAGTATTCGTACAGTAATTCAAGATATCGATGATGGTATTGGTGCTGTTCTTGGTGCCTAATAAATATTTTAAAAAATATGTCTCTTCTTGGAAAAAGAAAAGGAAGACCAGTTACTCAAATTCAGTTTGACGCAATTCTCAAAAGATTTACTATCTTCTTAAAAAGAGAGTTGCGTCTTACTTATGATATTCCAGTCATTCTCATAGATGATGCTGACTTTGCAAAAAGAATTGCAGCGTTTGGGGAAATATCGAGAGATAATGCTATTCACTTAAGTATTATCAATCGTCATCCTATGGATATTTTGAGAACTCTTGCTCATGAATATGTTCATTATAAGCAGCATATGGAGAAAGGTTTAGACCGTAAGAGTTCTCATGCTGGGAGTCCAACTGAAAATCAAGCAAATGCAAAAGCAGGTGAATTGATGCGTAAGTATGGGCAACTTCATCCAGAACTATTTGACCTTATGCCACTTCGGTGATATAATGGTTTTATTGGGGTGTTCGTATAACGGTTATTACTCTGGATTTGCATTCCAGCAATAAGGATTCGATTTCCTTACACTCCATTATAGGTAGACGCTAATATAAATAATACTAGCACGTTTACTAATTATGAGAAAAGATATAGATTTAAAAAAAGATTATATAATTAAATCCTTATTAAATGGCAAAAAAACTCCAACTGAATTATGTTTAGAATTAAATTGTAAACCGGATACATTACGCTCTAGATATAAAAAATGGATACCTGAATACAAACCAAATAATACTAAAAAATTATCTAAATTTGGTGGACAAAATAAATGGAATAGTTTGGAGGAATATGTTTTATCTAGAGGTAATAAATGTAGAAGATCAATCTTACATAGATTGTTAGTTGAAAAAAATGGAGATTATTGTTTTGAGTGTGGAATTGCATCTGTTTGGAATGGAAAATATTTAAGAATGCAAGTTGACCATATTGATGGATTATGTTATAATAATGAAGTTTCAAATTTAAGATTGCTTTGTCCAAATTGTCATTCACAAACTGAAACTTTTTGTGGAAGAAATTCATTAGCCCAAATGGTGTAATTGGTAGCCACGCAAGTTTTAGGCACTTGTTCCGTAAGGAGTGGAGGTTCAAGTCCTCTTTTGGGCACTTCTAAATAAAAATAAAAATGGCTACGTTATCAGTATCCGAACTTGCAAAAAGAAATAATTTTAATATCTTTGTATCTAGAATTCGTAACGCAAAAGAATTTAAAGTAAACGATGGTAACGGTGCATCTGTAAAATTAAATAAAAATTTGTTAAAAGAATTAACAAGTATTTCTAATTTTAACAAATTTAAAAAGGGTCAATCAATAGTTCTTTTGACTGATTCTGGAAAGGAAATAAGACTCACAGAACTTTATAAGGATTCTGAATTTTCTGGAAGAACTCAAGCAACAACGGCAAAAGAAGACGCCGAAGTTATTAGTATTAATAAGCAACTGACAAAAATAATGGATCAACTTGGTACAGATTTTGTTCCATTAAAAGTGGGAAAAATAACATATCAAGTTGGTCTTTGTGAAAGTACACCAGGAACACCAAAATGTGATTTTCATTTTGTAGGTCAGGGTGGATATGTTGGGCACGTATCTCATAAAGCTGGATCTGGTCCAAGGGGATTTCAACAATGGGCAGGAACATCTAAAAGAGTTGAACCTACAATTTATGGACATCCAGAAACTCAAGCATTTATAAACACTCTGATGAATATGTTTCCTGATGGTATGCCTCCAGCAACTACAGTAGGTAGAAGAATACAGGATGATACATTAAAAAAATTAGCAGTATATGGTCAAAATTATAGTGGTCCTGCAGGTGAAAATAATGTAGATGTAACAATGCAAGGAACTTTGAATGTTTTAAAGAGAGGGACATATTATGAACTCACGTCTTCTGGTCATAAAATGAATAATGGTGATAGAATTACTGGTCCTTATGAACCAATATTTTTAGCAGTGTATAAAGGTGATAGAAGTGATCATGGTATAAAAGGGGCAAGAATTACGATTAATCCTCTTGGGGGAAGGACCGTTGCAAGATTTGTGTAGAATAAATACATTATATAAGAGTAAATGAATACATATTCTAATAGATGATGAAAAGTTTTTTCCAATTCATAACAGAAGCAACCGCATCTCAGCAAGCACAGCGTCTTGGACTTGTTGGAGATGGGCATGGTGGTTGGTACGATAAGCAAGGAGAGTTTGTAGCAAAAACTGAAGGCGGGCAACTTAAGTTTTATAATAAGCGTCAAAAAGTTGGTGGTAAAGATCCAGTACAAACTGAAAAAGAAAAAACAATTGCATCACCTGGGTATAATGACCCAGAACTTCAACAGCAACCTGTTCAGCAGCAAGCACCTGCACCAGAGCAACAAGCAGCAGCACAAGAACAACCACCTGCACGATATCTTCCAGTTCCCAAAACAAAAGGAACTCTTACGGTCGCTTTTGGTCGTTTTAACCCACCAACAATTGGACACCAGCAATTAATGGACGTTGCGGCACAAGCAGCATCTCAAGATAAAGATGGACAATATCTAATCTTTCCTTCAAGAAGTCAGGATAAGAAAAAGAATCCTCTTGATCCTGATACAAAGATTGCTTATATGCAAAAGTTTTATCCAAATC